AAAGTAGCGTAGAAGGTTGAGTTCACAGCTACTGGAGTTTGGGTGATTGGTAGAAGGTCAAAACCGTTGAAAGCAACAGTTGAAGTTCCCTTCTGATACTTCTGTGGGAAGAGCATTTGAGAACCATTCCACTTCTTTGTCTTTTGCATCATCTTTCCGAAGAAATAGTTGTCGCGTAATACGATGTCAACCCATGATGGTGCTAGGTATTGGTTGGTAACTGTTGTGATTGTTAATCCTGGTGGCATGTTAGTTTAATTAAATGATGCCATGTTCTTTTAAGAATCGAACGTGGGCATCGTTACTAAGGTTGGTGTCATTAGCACCTGCACTCTGTGTCATTCCTCTTGCCACAATATCTTTAGCTGGATTTACAGGCTTATTGCGGTTTACTTTCTCTTGATAGATTTCCCATACAGCGTGATGGTCAGCGTATTCTACGATGTTTCCATTACTGTCTTTAGGGGACATCTTCTCGATAAGTTTAAGGAACTCTGTACGGTGTGCGCCTGAAGATAAGTCGGCGTTATATTCGTCTTCTATCTCTTCAAGCATTGAGTCGATTCTGCTTTCAGCTTTTGAAACAGCTTGTTGTTCTTCTTGGCGGATTTGTTGATACTCAGCTAGAGCTTCACGTTTAGCTTCATCTTTAAGCCCTTTCATTGAGGCTTTAAGTAGTTCAGTCGCTTCCCGAAGTTCAGGCGTAGAGTTTCCATAGATTTTTTCTATAGAGTCTTCCCACTGTGAAGATTCAGTGCGTGTCTGTTTAGACTGTGTGATTGCTTCTAACTTTGCTGCTAGAGCGATACCAGCTTCCCGTTCCGATTGGAGCTTCTCCATTAGTCGCTTCTCTCGGCGGTTGCGTGGTTCTGGTACTCCTTCTGGAGCTTCACCTTTAATCTCTTCGACTGGTTTTTCAGTCGGTTGTTCGAGAAACGCAAACGGGTCTGTGTTATCTTCTGGCTTCTTAAATTCGTCAAGGAACTGTTGTGTTTCGTTAGGCATACTTTTTTCAAGTTATCTCCTTTGCAGGAGTGCCCTTTTCAGGGACTTATAGTAATTCAGGCTTATTCATCCGAACTGCCTTACAAACGGGAGGTTATTAACCTAAGTGTTTTTTGAAATTCTTTTCACCACCTACTCCAACACCTTTAGGAAAAGATTTTTCCATGCGTTCTCTTTCACCTGGATTTTTTTTATAAAAATCTTGACTAGCTCTTTGACCCATAGTCAATTTTTTATCTCTTGTCACTTTAGAAATCTTATTAGCCATCGCCTTACCGAGTGCTCCTTTTACATCTTTGTGGTCTTCATTTGATAGTGCCATATATTATTTATTATACTTATCTTTAACTCCTTGGAACTTAGCTCTGTCTACGTTACTGATTTCAACACCTCTTTTCTCTTTGGCGTTGTAGTCTCTTAAGAAGCCTACCTCCTTATTGGACTTTTCCATCTTGTAATCTTCGTGCTTCTTAGGAATATAGCGAAGAGCTTTAGTCAGTGGAGCTGACATCTTCTTTCTTAGGGCGGTTGCTAGTGAGTCTTTATGTGATGACATATCCTATATATTATAGTAATTTAAAATAAAGCAACTGTTTATGTTCACATTGGCGGTAACTGTATCTGGTCTAGTCCAGCATCGGCTGGATTTTGAGCTAGATTTTGTTCTGGTTCGGTAGTGTCCTCTGGAGCTGTACCGTCTGCTGCTAATCCAGCTTGCATATTTCCTTGCACTTGGGTCATCTGTTGCATTTGCTGGGCTTGTTGTAGTTGCTGGGCGAAGTCAGGGAAGTTGAGCATCATGTATGCCATTGGGTCTAGCTTGTACAAGAGACCATCAGCAGCAGCATCTTCTGGAGAAGGGAACGCAAGCATCTTTAGAAGAGTCTTTGGACCGATGACTCCCTTATCAAACAATGTTTGAGCGAGGTTACTTTCAGTGATTTGGTCTCTAGGTCGTAGTGAGTCTGGAGAAACTGAGACTAGAAGTGGAACAGTCAACATTGAGTTAGACAGTGTGACGTACTCTAGTGACTTGGCAGTACCCATGACAGCAGCGAAGTGTTGCTCATCATAGAAGACGTAGTAGAGCTGAGTTAGCCAGTTGAATACATTGTCGGCGACTTGTTCAATAGCTTGACCGATACCACCACCAATACGAGTTGAGTCATTTTGATTATTGAGAATCATTCCACGAGCAGTCATGTCTTCGTTAGAAGGCTGTGTGGTCATGCCTAAGATTCCCCATGATTGGCGGAGGTCGGTCTTAGCTATCTCAAGTTCATTAAAGACAGTACGTGGTAGGTCCTGAGCATTGAGAGGCATGATAGCTTCTCCCATTGGCTTACCTGAAGGAACCAAGATTGGATTACCTTTAGCTCTGGCGGCGGCAGCTTGCTTGGCAGTCTCTTCGTTGAAGTTATCAGCAGAAAAAGCGTACGCGTTGTTAGCAGAGTTGGTGTTGTAGTCAATCTGTTCGGTTCGGCGGCGGATACGGTTCTGGTTAGGGATGTTTTGTTCTACAAGAGAAGTGATATCGTGTGGTTGTTCCTGGAGGGAGAAGACAGAGAGGAAAGTATACGGCTTCTTTGGTACCGCAAAGTGATTACGGGCTTCTGTTTCCATTCCTTCCATTGGTTCTCCTGTAGGGGAAAGGATTGGTTCTGGGTATTTAAAATAAGGGTTCTTGTACTTATCAAGGATAATCTCTTTGTAAGTAATGAAAGTATACGAATCATCAGCACTCCACCATTCAGTGTATTTGACTTCGGTTCCTAGTTTACCTTCAACAGAGGTGGAAATATCTGACTTCTTCTCTGGGAACATCTCAATTAGCTTCTCGGCGGTTAGTTTGACACGTTCACCGAGATAACCGATGAAGTCTCCATAAGCATCTACGTAACCGTTAGGGTCAAAGATAAAATCTTGTATCTTGCGGTTGTCAATCGTTACATCGTTGACTTGCTTATTCCAGCCATGTTTAAGAACACCAAGGTGGTTGATAGACCATTGACGAACCATAAGGGCGAGCTTTCTACGGAGAACTAATTGGTCAGCGTGGTATTGGAGCATTACCCGTACTGAACGAGCAATCGAGTCTCCTTCTGGTGTATCGTCTGAGTAGACAACTGGTTCTGGGTTCTTTGAAAGAGCTGAGGCAAGGAAAGTTTCCTCGGCTTCAAATTGAAGGTTGGCGGAAATTGGAAGGTCATTGTCAGTAAGCCATTGTCCATTAGGTCGTTTACCTACGTATGATTCCTTATTACGTTCAACAATAGCTTTAATCTTTGCTTCGTATGGAGCATATTGTTTCTCCCACTCATCACGAAGTTTAAGAAGTTCTTCATCAGTCATTGACAGGGTGAGTGCTCCGTACTTTTCTCCAACTGGTCCTTCCTCTAATCCATTACGAGTAAAGTCTGTTTTATTAGTTTCGTTAGATACAAGGTCAGACACTCCTTGCATGTTTAATGAAAACGGGTCAGTAGGGTTAGAAGCCATATTATTTTATGTTAGACCAGCGTTTATAATTAACAATACGACTTATCTGGTCTTGCCCGACACCGTATTCTCTAGCAATAGAAATTTGAGTTAAGCCACTACTGTACTTCTTTCTCACTTCAATAATTTGTTTCGGGTTAAGTTTAGCTAAACGACCACGCTGTACATTTTCTTTTTGGGTACAAGCTCGTAGATGGTCAGGATTAACACAAGATGGGTTATTGCAAAGGTGGTCTACAACTAAAGAAGAAGATACCTTTCCATTTTTTTCTTCATAAAAAAACCTATGTGCTTGGTGGTTAGCTCCTTTTTTGCCACCATGCCACAATCTTCCGTAACCGTCTTTATCTTTAAAGCAGTTCCAATTCCAACAACCTGTTGATTCACAGACCGTGTATTTTTCTTTGGAGGTGTTAGCCATGAGGTAATAGTACTAGAGTATTCAAGATAAGTAATAATTTATTTTCACAAATTCATCTATAGGTCAACTTGATATTCAGAATCGGAGAAGGCGGTTGGTGGAATATAGTTGTTTTGGTCAGTGGTCATCCCGGTAGGTACGTTGAAGAGTTTATCACCCGTAATTATCGCGGCTTCACCTCCTCCGAACTTCTGGAGTCCAACATACGCGTACATTAGGGTATGTACAAAGTGGTCTGGTCCGTTACGTTTCCAGACGTACTCAGTGGAGTAGAGAGAACGGTCATCTTTGTCTTTCATTTCTTTAGTCTTGATTTGTTCACGATAGATATAGCCAAAGTGTGAAGCCCATTCTTCCCATTCTTCTTTGGAACCATTCAGTCTGATTCTGCCTGTGTCACGCATCTGTTCAACGATAAGAGTCATTAGGCGGTTTCTATCTATGATTACCTTGCCGTATTCCTCGTGTTGTCCCCAAGTGGCTAGGTCTACAGTCTTTCTATCTTTTCGATACCAACAAAGGAACACTCTGCCGGGGTATTTGGCTTGGAGCTTACGTACACCAATCAAGTCTCCACCTTGGTCAAACATCGCTATGCTTCTTTGGTACTTCTTCAGCATCTCTTCGATTCTATCGTAGGGGTCTTTGTAGTTCTGGAGGGTGGCATGTTCGTAGTAGAAGACTCCTTCGTTGTTCATTAGGGAGAAGTGAATGCCATGTCCAGTGTCTGCTCCGATGATTACTCTGGAGGTTTGGGGGTTTACTACATCTTCACAGTTTCTAAGGACAACATCTGGTTCAATACGGTCATCGGAACCTATATAAGGAAGTCCGAGTACGTAGTTATAGAAATATTGTTTGTCTTTCTGGGGGTCGTTAAAGGCGTTGAGGATGTCTTCGGCGGATTTGTTGTAGAGCATTAGCTGGGAAACGTGCCAACCTGACACGGTTCCTTTGAGGGGTTCAGCGTTCCAAGGGACTCCGTATTTATTTTTCCACTTTCCGTTTATTCTTATGTGGTTTTCTATTTCTCCTTTACACTCTTTACATTGATAGCATTTACGTTCAGGGTCTATGGAGTCAGGGAAGGTAAGGACTTGGTCTTCGTTACAGTGAGGACAGGTTATATACCATTCCTTTTGGTCGGATTGTTGCCAATATATGTCTACTCCGTGATTAGAGAGAGAAGGGTGGGAAAAGACCCAAGTCCAACCACCGTCTTCCTGGGCTTGAAGTCTAGTCTGGTATTGATTGATGGTATCAGGGTCAGAGGCATCTATCTCATCGTGGACTAGGAGACCAGCAGGAACCATCATAGCGGCACGGGATGTCCAAGTACCACGAAAGAACACCATAGAGTCTCCTACGGCTTTCTGTTCAATTGTGTCTTTGTCTTTTACCCAGTCCATAAGAATAGGATTCTGGGCGATGATACGGTTAAACGAACCACCTACCATATCTTTGATGTCTCCGTCAGTAGGGAGAGTATAGATAGTTTGACGGCGGTGTTTCTTCGCGACATAGA